GGAAGTTGAGCATTAAGGGTTGTAGTATTTTCACCGGTAGTGAGCGGTTTCCAGAGTGGTAACTGTATCTGATCGTTCCGGAAAAAGTTGTCATAAATCAGGATGTAACCTGAAATAGGTAATGCGGATACCCTTGTCTGAAGAATAAGTGTACCGGAAGTTGGAGGAGCGTTAAACCCGAGATAATTCATCACGCATTCTGTGTCAACGGCCTGTGCCCTTGTGTATTGAGTCCAAGCCCAATCCACAGATAGATTTTCGGGATTGTCCAGGTAGAACGCTTCCCATCCGCTGCCTCCATCCGAATCATTTGGCCATAAGGCGCCGTTGCGCACATAGAACCAATCTAAAGTGTAATAGCATTGGTGCATAATAGGAAGAAGCAGAGGAGCGAACATCATTGATAGTTCTGTGTACAGATTCATGCGCTCACCAGCATTTACCTCTTTGCACAACAATGGTGTAAGAAGTCCCATTGTAGTGGTTGTTTTGTGGTTGAATGACTTGTCATACCACGATTTAGGAGTGTGTTTCTCCATGCGCTCAGGCATTGCCTGACCGGATTGAATTTGTCTAGACATTAATTAAAGTTTTTTGTATGAAATAATTTGAGTAGCAATGTTGCAATGGTTTCAGCCCATTTAGGGAGGCTGTCAAGGGATTCCATTGTTTTGGTATTTAGAAGTTCTTCATAGCCTCTAATTTTTTGGAGTTGGGTCATTAGCCCTTCCTGTGCTATGAGGTTTTTAACCTGCTGGGCTGCTTTTTTAAGTGCTTCCCTTCTTTGGTCCATTTGTATGCCTTCGGCATAAGCATTATTCTCAAGCCAGACCTCAATTTGTTTGAGTTCCTGCTCATGCTTTTTAATGAAACTTTCAGCATTTTTTGTTCCCTGATCGGAATCTAAGTTATATTCCTGATTTGTTAAACCAGGTTCCGGAGATGATTTTTTATTCCATGCATCTATACCGGATTGAATAGAGTTTTCTATGAGTTTACCAGATGTATCGGCTTGCAATTTTTCTCCCTGAAGTTTAGGAAGTGTTCCAAGTGTTGGCTCTAAATCGAGTTTGGGAGTTTCTGATTGAGTAGCTACTTTGCCTTGGTACATGTAGGATAGTGGTAGCCCAGCTTTTCTTAATCGCCTAATTTGAGCCTGAGGTGAGTTGTACTGATTCTGTGTAATTGTACCGCCTATGTTAAACAAGGCTTTGATTGCGGATGATAAGAGAGTACCACCAAGGATACCGATAAGGAATAGAGGCATTAGTTTAATTTTTGAGTTTTGAGTTGAAAATCGAACCAGATTTTTTGGCCTTAAAAAGACGAGAGCGTTTAAGGCCCTGAAAAGGTATGACTTTTTTTGTTTTTGCGCCACTACGTGTCGCTTTTTTTTAACTGACTGGTAGTCAGTTGTTTGTAATTGATTGATAATCAATATTTTGTGTTCCATTTTTTTCTTCAAAAAAAATGTGTTTTCCACACTCTCAGATCGCTGAGTGACACACTTGCGGGTGTTCGCCACCTAACGCTACGCTTCGGTTGCTCACTTCCCGCAGATGGTGTGCCACACGCTCCCGACGTCGCAAGCTTGTCTTTTGCTGAGTGTGTGGTTGCTTCGCTGCCTCTGCCCCTTTCCAGGGGGAGCAGAGTAGCTATGCTTTTTTGCATGTGAGGCATAAATGCTCACTATGATTTTGCTCGCAGGCTCGCTATTGTTTGCAATACGGTGTGTGTTCCCGATTGCGGCCTCCGGCCCGGTTTTGTTAAGTTGGGGGCTAGCCCCCAAACCCCCATGTTTTCTGCCCAGTGAAGTTATTGGGCGTTTTTCTTTGGCTGAGAGGATTTCAGGATCACGAAACCATCCCTTATAGAGATGGTTCATATCCGAGTAATTCAACGAGCTGAGCCCTAATAACTTGCTGAGATAGCCCCAGGTCAGATGGCGCTGCCTGTATCATTAGAACTAAATTTAACAATTCGGCATCTGTTAGCTCAATTGTATTAATTCTGTTTTCTCCCTTTAATTTTCTAAATGTTGTTTTCATGTTTATTTATTTTTATCAAAGATAATACTTTTTTTGTTATTTTAATCTTTTTTATATTTTTTATAAAATAAAAAAGGCCCCACTTTTGGGGCCTTGGTTAACTCAGAGAAACGGAAGAATTAGGTTTGATTTGCTGCTATGACAATGTCGCGGATACGATTCGCGACTTGTTCCATTGATGCAGCCCTGGGTAGTTCCAGAACTTGTAGAAGGTGTTCCATGAACACTGAAAATTGAATGTACTTTTTTTGTATTTCACCAGGATGGTGAGCACTGAAAAAGTTATCAGGATTCATTTGACTTACTTCCTGTTGGATTTCCCCCTGATTGGGGAATCGATCCTGCAGGGTCTGTTCCTGCGTGTTGTTTTTCTTTGTCATAATGTTGATTGAGTTGGTTACGAAGTTTGGCCTCCTCCTCTTTGAGGAGCGCCATATTGGCCCTAAATTCGGCAATTTTGTGTTGTTTGTCGAGATTGTCGAGCATGAAGAATTCAGGATTGATGTCCATGCCCTCTTGTCCGTAAAATCCGGCCATGACATCTATTGGCTTTCCTGCATTATAGGCCTTGAATACATCCTTCATTGAAGGTATGTTATATGGTAATGTGAGAGAATGACCTTTACGGGGTTCCCCCTTTGCGATTCCTCTTTTCATAATTTACGCTTTTTTTGATCGTTCAACTGGCGTTGGTTTAAATGTGCTTTTGTTACATCCCTTAAAGCGGGATTCCCGCCAAGGCGGGTTATTTCTGCGTCCTTTTCGGACTTGGATTTCTCCAAGTGTGCAGCTACGGAGGAACCTTTAAGCTTCCTTTGATCTTCGGTGAGATATTTTTTTCGGTAGTATCGGGGAATCCCGATAATTGAACCCCTGGCTGTGCCAAGGGTATTATTGTCAGTTTTTGAGATAAACCTAACGAAATCATCGTCAGCCGCAGCTTGACCGATTCCCTTTGACATGAAAGACTTTGACCGTTCTCGGTTATCATCGCTTCGCTCCTCTTCATTTTTAAGCATGTATTTGAGCGTGTAATCGATTGTGTTGATGTTACATTCGTCGATGTGCACGATACCATTAGCCCAAGAATTGTTAATGCTAAAAATATCAACAATGTTAAACAGGATATAGTGCCAATGCGTTCTTCCTGTCTGGCCTCCGTATTCGCAGATTCCGTAATACTTAAGGGTTTGAGCCTTTCGGTTGATTCTAACTTGATTTTTCTTGCGCTCAAGTTCTTCCAGGCTCCTACTGGGTCTCTTTTTAAGACTTGACGGCTTTTCATGAAATTTGAGTTTTTTTATGAATTCCTTGTGGTCGTCGTAATTATGGGAATTTCCTGTGTCTGTAATGGGTAAATGTTGATCGTCATACGTCAGGGTTACAAAGTAAGCTGAAAAGGCTTCCTTCATCTCGCTTGTCATTCGGTAGCTCCAGTGGGATTTCCTTTTCTTCAAGCAGTTTAGACACTTTCCGCAGTCTGCGGGAAAGGTCCGCACGAAGTTTCCCTCTATTTTCCTCGGTTGTTTGAACCAAATCGTTCGGGGGGACGTACACGCCATAATGATGAAAATTTGAGTTAAGATGATCTTCCAAGGTGAATTGTACCAAGGAGGCGGGTATTACCCACCCCCACGGTATCAACTCAATCCCATTACTGGATTTTTGGGATGCCATAGTAAGGTAGAGCCCTTTCAATTTCAAAGCCCATATAGCAATGCATGTATATTTCGTGTTCGCCGGCTTCGGCATCCACTACGAATACACGGCCTATGTCCGGTGTGCATGTAATGAATTCGTCATTAAGGATGACCTCACCAGCTCCGGTAAACTTACGACCGAGATGAAACGATTCCCAGAGTGTTCGCATTTGTCCTGATACGATATCATTGGAATATTTCCACTCACAGTATTGAGGCAAATATCCAAATGTTTCTTCATTCCAGGCTATATCGGCATCGTACCAAGAAAACCATACTTCTTTGTTTTTGATAGGCTGATCGCCAATAAGAGCGAATTGTTCAAACATGTAATCAAGTACTGACGTACGTGTCCACATTCTTTCCTGACCGGAATAGTATGAGGCCTTAGGATAACAAGTAAAAATGGCATATACCAGGCCATAATCCGGAGCAGTGAAACTGAATTTAGGTGAAGCGCCTTGTGCTAATGCACGACCGGCGTAACCGCCTACTGTATACTCGCCAACTTCAGCAGTTGAAAGTACAGAGGAAATATTTACCTGGCCTCTAGTTCCTCCAATCCATTTTGGACGGTTTATCATAAGTGGGTCAGGGTTCCATCCTGTTTGGCGGTGCACATTATCTGCATATTTGTCGCCTCCACGATTGCGACGTTCCAAGTATTGGAGTAAATCGTTATTGTAGCGAAATTGGCGAATGGTTCCTGTTAATTTGATATAAGCCTCATCACCGCTAACGGTGTTAGTTACGATCTGCTGTAAAGAGTTAGTGCGCAAATACGATGAAGTTGCGACAGGTGATCCGTCTATGTTGTATACTTCAGAAGGGCGAAGTAAACCGGTATCAGTATCAATAGAGGTACTTGGTATGTAAATATCCGCTCCAAATTGTGGAGCCGGTGTTGCTGAT